ATGCCAAGGCAAAATAAAATTGTTAGGATCGACGCTTTCTAGCATCGCAGCCAGCATTTCGGTTTGTTCTTGTTGAATATCTCTTTTCGCCATTGTTCTAATCTCCAAAAATTGGCGGGCATGATTGCCCTGGTTGATGTATTAAGGTTACATCGTAAAACGCGCCTAAGTAGACGCGCTTTTAGTTGAAACCTTAAAAGTGTATTTCTACAAATTCACCATATTTGCCCTGGTTAACGTCAAGGGCTTCAATATAGCCAAAATCTTTTTGTCTGAAATCGATATCGTAACCAATCGATAAACAAAGGGCCTTGGCGGTTTTGGTTGTAATTTGATCACAAGCCCACTGATACAAAATGCTTTCGGCCTTTAAATAGCGAGATGGTTTGGCACTCATTTTTAGCGCCTAACCAAAACGCTGATAGTGCTGCACAAAATCCCAACCGCAATACAAAGTAGGTCGAGTTCAAACCAAAACGGCACAAACCCGGTTAAGTAGTTCATGGTTACGCCATAAAACATTAGAAAAATGCCAGTGGTTAAAAAGAAATATCGTTGAATATCCATCTTGTTTTTCCCTTTTTAATGGTGAGCATAATTGCCCTGTAATGGTTTATGTATATACATATGATACTAGTGTCAAGGATTAAGAAAGAAAAGATTGGGTTGGATTGGGAGATTATGGGAGAGAACGTTTGCTAACCTGTATCACTCTTTTCGCAGGCGCGAATGCTGAGTAGGTTGGGGCTTGCCATTAAATCAAAATGATTGCGTGGCGATTAATTAAGGTTAGGGCAGGGCAATCAAGGGCCTTGAATGCCATTGTCAAATTTTATGCGGGTTCTTTTATTTCTTGACGGCCTGAGACACCTTGGGAGGGGTGCCCCGCCGTTCCGGCCCCGGCTCACAGTTGGATGGGACCACAACTTGTGTCCGAGGAGTATTTCTGATGAAGGAGGAATTTAATGGCTAAGAAGTTAGTAAGGAAGGTTTCGACCAAAGCGGAACCGGCAAGGCGTAGGGCCAGGGCCAAGAAGGATGATGGGACGTTTATGGCTGATGATCCGGCCACGCCGGATGTTAATGAGGCTTTTGTTCAAGAACCGGCCCCAGAGGCCCAGAGAGAGGCCCAGCGGTCTGTGGGCTTACGCCGCCTTGGCGGTAAGCTGCTTGGCTAGGGTTGTTGTTCCTGGCGTTCTACAGCCCGACAGATGCGCTTTGTTGGCCTCAGATATTGAATATAAGGATTTTACGGACCCACTTATTGGCCCTGTTGTTGATGCGGTTTTAGACAGGTATCAGGTTGAGCTTGATGACCCTTCTTATGTTAGGGTTGAGTGTCGCAAGGAGGGTCATGGGTGGCATTTAGACAATGGCAAGCATATGCCTTGGTGCGGGGTTTCCGCGTCTGTTTTGTTGACAGAGCGTTCGCCCGATGGGGTGGGGGGTGTTTTGGAATTTGAGGATGAAACGCCTATGCAGCGTCCCGGTGATTTGTGGCTGTGGGATATGCAAGCGGCGAACCGGCATAGGGTTTCCCGCCATGACGGCTGGAGAATTTGTTTGTTGATGTTTTTGGCGAAGGCTTAGTTTTGGTCTGTATGGTGGATCAGTCGGGATAGCGACCCGGCGCTAGCACAGACAAGCTGTAGGGACAGGGGCAGTCTAGGATAAACCGCCCACCGTTACAGTAAGGGGGATCGTAAGCCCCCACGTTATTATAGTTTCCCCCTGGTGTCATATTTTAACTTTGGCCATGGTGGCCGGTTATGTCCTCGTTTAGCGTCTGCCCAGGGGCGTTTGACCTGATGCCAGGGGGGCCTTAATGGCAGAACCGAATAAGGTAATTATACCGTATACGCCAAGGCCGTTGCAGCAGACGTTCCATGAGCAGTGTCGGCGTTTTAGTGTTGCTGTCTGCCACCGAAGGTTTGGAAAGACCGTCATGGCCATTAATTGGTTATTGCGTGAAGTCCTTACTTGTGACCGCAAGAACGCGCAGGGGGCGTATATAGCGCCCACGTATTCGGCGGCAAAGCGGATAGCCTGGGTGATGTTAAGGGAATATGCCGGGGTTATACCGAATTGTAAGTTTAACGAAGCGGAATTGCGCTGTGATTTACCGGATGGCAAGAGAATTTGGCTTTTAGGGGGAGAAAATGTCGATTCGCTTCGTGGCCTTCGCCTTGATGCCGCTGTTTTGGACGAATATGCGGACATGAATGCACGGCTGTTTCCTGAAATAGTCAGACCGGCTCTGTCGGATTTCGGTACGGGGAAGGCGTTGTGGATAGGAACGCCCAGGGGCGATAATCAGTTTAAGGCTATATATGATTTAGCTAAAGCTAATATGGAGAAAAACGACGAAGATTGGTTTGCCATGCGGTTTCCGGCCAGTGAAACCGGAATATTGCCGGAAAAGGAGTTGGAAGCCGCCCGGACAACGATGGATGAAAGCCAATATATGCAAGAGTTTGAGTGTTCCTGGGCCGCTGCCTTGGTGGGCGCTTATTATGCGAAGGCTTTGGATCGTCTTGAATTAAGCGGCCAGATAGGTTCGGTGCCGTGGGAACCGAATGCGGAGGTCTGGACGGCCTGGGATTTAGGGATGCGGGACGCAACCGCCATATGGTTTGGTCAATCTATACGGGGGGAGAAGGGTCATCGTATTATTGATTACTATGAAAGCAGCGGCGAAGGCTTGCATCACTACATTGCTCACCTTCGCGCTCAACCTTATGTCTATGGCCGTCATTATTTTCCTCATGATGTTCTTGTTAGGGAGTTGGGCAGTGGGAGCAGTCGTTATGAAATGCTCCAGGGCCTTGGGGTTCGACCTACAATTGTGGCAAAGCTCTCGCTGCAAGACGGAATTGAAGCCTGTCGGGCGTTAATTCCCACTCTTCATATTGACCGGCAAAGCTGTTCGCTGGGATTAAAATGGTTGCGGCATTACCACCGCCAGTGGAATGACCGTTCAGCAACGTGGCGAGAAAAGCCAAATCACGATGCGTCTTCCCATACTGCCGACTCCATGCGCTATGCCGCCATTGGGTTACGGGATGGGGATGATAGTGATTACGCCATGATGGCACAAACCGGCAGGGGGCCTGGGGGTCAACCTGTAATAATTTCGGATTATAATGAGTTCGGTTAGCATTCTTGATGCCCGCTATCCTGATGTGGTAGAAATTGCGCGAAACATGCGCGAATTGGACGCCGAAGAAATATGGCCGGTGACACATGCAAAGACGCCGGAGAGTTTGGCGTTAGGAACTGTCGCTGGCGGCGGCTTGAAGTTTGTTGCTCGTTGTGGGGCGGTGCCTGTCGCTACCTGGGGAGCATCAAAAATAAGGCCGAAAGTGGTAACGGTTTGGATGTTCGCCACCGACAAGTGGCCGAAGGTGGCACTGACCGTAACGCGGCACATAAAGAAGGAATTGATACCGGCGCTGATTGACGCCGACACCGTGCGCGCCGAATGCTGGACCCATTCAAATCATTATGTAGCTCATAAATGGTTAAGTATATTAGGTGCCATAAGAGAAGCCACGGTTGAAGACTACGGCGAAAATAGAGTGCCGTACCATTGTTACTCTTGGACAAGAACGCGAATGGAGAATGAAGATGTGTGTTGGACCCTTGGCACCAAAGATCCCCCGAATGCCGCCGCCACCGCCACCACCAGAGCCGCCGGAACCGCCGCCCACACGGGATGACCCCCGCATTAATGAAGAAGCCAGGGCAGAGCGTAAGCGCAAGTTGTCGGCTAAGGGTCGTAGATCAACTATTCTAACCGGCGCGACGGGCGATACAGCAGATCCCAATATCGGCAAGACGCTGTTAGGTTCGTGATATGTGTGTAGGTTCGGATAATGGCAACGACAGCAATACCATAGAGCGTGAAACAATGGTCGATACTTTTGCTAACAAGCGCAATGTTGGTGAAACAAGTGGTGCCGGTCATAGTGGCTTATCTATGGGCGAGGCTGCAAGTATCGCCATGAACCCAGTGTCAAAACTATCCACGCCAGAGGAAAAGGGTTTGGCTGCTGCTCAAGTTGCCATGCCTGGAGGTTTTATTCTGGGGGGAATACGGGCGCTGAATTTAAGGTCACGTAGCCGTAGTTTGCTGGGTGACAGCGGTAGCGGCAAAACACTTTTAGGGGGTTGATATGCCAAAAGGCCAAGGAACATACGGATCAAAGCGCGGAAGACCGCCTAAAAAGCCATCCAAGAAGAAGGGCAAGTAATTTGTGTGTGCCGGATATGTCCCGGCAATCGGGTGGCAAGAAGTTGGCGCAAACCTCGTTAGGGGGGCGCTTAGACAAAGCCCAGCGTAACGCTACCGCCAATTATGGGGGTGGTACGGCTGCACGAAATAATATGCAATCAACGCTTTTGGGGACGCCGCGCAATACCGATGTGGCGGCAATCCGAAAGAATACGCTGCTGGAGATTTAATTAAATGGCTGCACCGGATACAAAAAATATCTTTGCCCGCTTTAAGCGGTTAAAGAATGACAGGGCTGTTTGGGAAGGTCATTGGGAAGAAATCGCAGAGCGCGTCTTGCCGCGTTCGCGTATTTTTAC